TGGTTCTGCACCGTCGCCGGCACTCCCGGCACATGGGTCAGCGAGGGGAACCTGTGATGCCGCGCGACAAGCTGCTGCACCTCGGCCTGGGCGTCGTGTGGCTCTTCGCCGCCGCGACGAGTTACTGGGTGCTCCTGCTGTGGGGCGTCGGGCCGTTCTTGGCCTACAACACGACCGTCTTCGGCCTGCTGTACGAGGCCAACCAAGCGATCCGTAAAGAGGGCCAGCCCGAGCTGCTGGACGCCGTTGCAACCGCTGCGCCTGGCTGGCTGGCGTGGTTCGCCCTGGAGGCCATGAAGTGAACGACATTGACCCCGTGAAGTTCGGCCTGCTGATCGGGCAGGTGCGGACGCTTGAAGACCAAGTGACGGCGCTGCAGAGCGATGTCAAGGAGCTACTGGCGCTGGCCAACAAAGGCAAGGGCGGCTTCTGGATGGGCATGACCATCGCGTCGATCTTCGGCGGCGTGGTGTCGTGGCTGGCTTCGCACATGGGTGGCAAATGAACTTCGACACTGCGTTCGGCAAGCTGCTGGGCCACGAAGGCGACTTCAGCGATCACCCCGACGACCCGGGCGGCAAGACGCGCTTCGGCATCACCGAGGCCGTGGCGCGCGAGGTGGGCTATCGGGGCGACATGCGCGAACTGCCGCTCGACCTCGCCAAGCGGATCTACCGAGATCGGTACTGGAACGCCGTGCGGGCCGACGAACTGCCGGCCGGCATCCGCTACGCGATGTTCGACGCTGCGGTGAACTCTGGCCCCGGCCAGGCCGTCCGGTGGCTGCAGCGGGCTGTGGGTGTGCCTGACGATGGCGCGCTCGGGCCGCGCACACTGGCGGCCGCTGGCGCGTTGTCTGCCGACGCGGTGCGGATGAAGCTGCTGGCCCAGCGCCTGCGGTTCATGTCCAATCTGCCGAACTGGCCCGCGTTCAGCCGTGGCTGGGCGCGGCGCATCTGCGATCTGATGGAGGTGTGATGGCACTCGACCCTATCTCTGCGGCGCTTGACATCGGCGGCAAAGTCATTGACCGGCTGTGGCCCGACCCGGCACAGGCCGCGGCGGCGAAACTGGAACTGATCAAGCTCCAGCAGTCGGGTGAACTGGCGCAGCTCGCGGTGAACACCGAGGAGGCGAAGCACCCGAGCGTCTTCGTCTCGGGCTGGCGGCCGGCTATCGGCTGGATATGCGGCTTGGCATGTGCCTGGAACTGGATCGGGCTGCCGGTGGTCAAGGTTGCCCTGCTCATCTGGTCCAACAGGACAATCCCGCTGGCGCCGGCCGACCTCACTGACATGCTGCCGATCTTGGTGGGGATGTTGGGCCTCAGCGGCTACCGCACCATCGAACGGCTGAACGGCGTCGAGCGGAAGTAGGCTAGTGCCTCTCCTGCGGCAACCCCCGCAGCAGTTCCCGGTACGCCACCAGCGCGCAGGTGACATCCTGCTGACTGAAGTCGAGCAGCATCTGCAGCCGCTTGATCTCGGCGTCCTGCTCGCGCAGGCGCTCCTGCGAGTCACGGGCGAACATGACGAGGGACTCCTTGGACCACGAGTCGAAGTCGGCCATCACATGTTCCCCGCCACCACGAGCACGATGACGCACAGGGCTCCGACCGCCGCTATGGCGATCAGCGCATCGTCAATCACGACCCTGAGCATATCCTGCTCGGGCTCGTCGGGGATGCCGACTTCGGTGGCCGCTTCTGCGGCCTCTGGGTGGCGACCCTGCTGGTCGCAGCCTTTGGGAATCATGGCGTGATCTCCTTCCATCGTTGCAGTGTCCGCACCGGCACGCCGAACTCTGACGAGACGGCGAGCGGCTTCCATCCAGCCTGCATCAGCTCGCAGGCCTTCATGCGCAAAGCATCTCGCTCGCGCGTGCGGCGCCACTGCGCTGCGCGATCTGATGCTCGGCCCATCCTGTTGATGTGGTTCCACACCTCAATGGGCACCTCGATTGTTCGTGTGATGACACCATTAACGGCCTGGTACTTGCGTCGCTTGAACCCGTCCTTGGTGGTCCGCGTTTCCAGGCACCTGGTTGTCTTAGCCGAAGGACGGGTTGCCATACTCTTCGTCCTCCGGGATCGAGATGCCGTGGCGTGCGAGGCGGTCGGTGGCCTGCATGCGGATGGCCTCGTTGATCTCCCGCGCATTGTTGTCGCTGATGCACAGGCCCGTGACGATGCGACAGGCGCGGGTGCGCTCGGCAGCGGCACCGGCCTCGTAGGCCAGCTTGAAGAAGCGTTCCAAACGATCCTCGATTGAAGTCGTGTGTACTTCGGGCCAGTTCCACCCAGCCTCCCGCGCCATGCGGATGATGTCGTCTCTGTTCATTTGCTCCCCCTTGCACGGATGGCGGCGGCAGCTTCCATTGGTGTCGCGTTGGGTTTGATGCATTCAATACACGCCTCCCTCTCGGCAGCGGCGACAAGGGCGGCGAAGCGATACCGGGTGAAGCCGCCGCTGAACTGCTCTGCACGGGACCATAGGGTGTCGAGTTCGGCGTTGGTCATGCATGCCTCCAACTGCCGTCAGGCATCGCAACCCTATTCGCGGGCCAGCGCACAGCGATGTCCATCACTTTGCACTCCATCCACGCGGAACCGTCCGCCATTTCAACCACTCGGCCCAAGTCTGGTGAGCCAACGATTGTCGCCCAAGAATTTGTCTGCCTGATGGCGCTCAGAAACCTCATGCCTTCCTCGTGGCTTTCCAGCAGCATTGTGGTCGGCGGCTTCAAATTGGCTCGCATGAATGTGAGGCGAACTTGCGCCAGCCCGTCAAGTACATCGTTCAGCATGTGATCCTCATTTCAGGCCAGGGCTTGCACGGGCAGCGTTGAACGAACGGCGCGTTGCCGCGTCCGCAGGCGGGGCAGAGCCAGCCTGTCTGCTGCACAACGCCGCCCGTCACGGGTGTGGTGGTCGTAATGGGCTGTAGCTTCTCGGCCCTTGTTTGCAGCTTTTGAATCTCCGCCCTAATCGCAGCGGCATCTTTTTCCCAGGTCATGTCCTACTCCTCCCAATCTCAGCCGCAGCCCTGACGATGGCGCGCCGGGTGGCCTCTAAATCATCTTCGCTTTTGTCTAGAAATAGCCGGCCAGAGACATCCCGGACAGCCCCGATCATCACGGTTAGGTCTAGCTTCACCGCCAGCCGCAGCGCATCTCCGTCGTCGGTGAGGGGGTTCCAAATAACAGGCTCAGAGTCGCTGCCGACATTTGATCCAGCATCAACCCAGAAGCCAACAACTCCCGCCGCCTTCGCAGCGAGTTCTAGTAACTCTCGGTCGGGCATGTCTTGCTCCTCTCTGCCAGCATGGAGCGGGCCAGCGCGTAGGAATCGGCTACGAGATGCTTACCAACGTAATCAGGCGTGCACTTACCAGACGCAAGGAACCCCTGCATCGCCATCCCTGCATACCAATCACACAGGGTCATGCCGTGCTCATGCTCGGCAAGGTCGAAGTGCTGGGCGGGGAAGGCCCACCCTCCGGCGTCTTTCATGTCTTCTCTCCTTCTGCCTTGGCGATGGCGGCGCACATCACCTTAACGTCAGTCGCGCCATCGTGCAGGCGCAGTTCGGCGTAAACGACCGCAGTTTTTAACGCCTCCAGCAGTTCGGCATTCACCGCGTGCAACCGGCGCAGTTCCCTGGCGGTGCGAAGTATGAACCCGTCCTCAGCCGCTTTTGGGGGTATGTCCGCTAGGTGTTCGTGATACTCAGCCAGTTGTAGGGCTTCGGGTTGTGTGGTCATGTGTTCTCCTTGGTGTTGTGTGCCGCCAGTGCGGCCTATTTCACGTTAGGCCACAGCTTCATTCGTGGCGCCTTCCTCTTCCTCGGGCGGCGGCGGCTCCATGCCGTGCGGGCAATAGCGCACGCAGTCAGCGTGCCCAGGCCCGCCCGGCTCGCCATAGTCGTACTCGCCGGTCTTCAGGTCCACGTACACCGCCTGTGAGCAGTTGTCCCAATCCAGCGGGCAGCGTCGGCCACCCTCGCTCTGCCACAGTCTCGCGCCGTGGCTCACCTGGCCTTCAGTGCCCGCCAGTTGCATTGCGGCATTTATCAGGTCGTTCAGTGCTTGCATGCTTTGCTCCTATCGCTTCGGAAACGGTGGCCTAACTGGTCGCTCAAGCGGACCGCCTTCGGCGGCCCGCTTAGCTCCAACGTTCGGCCTCTTTCAGCCAAAAGAGCGCCGCGCGTCCGCTTCGTTGTCGAACAGCCGGCATCCCCACACCGTCAGCCGCTTGGCGTCGAAGCCGCCCGGTTGTTCTTTCCAGCGCCCGCTGTCAACGCACGCTTTACGGCACGCCTCGGGCCATGTCTCAGCCTCAACCTTGCCCTCGAGTTTTGCGCCTGCGCTCTCTCCTGTGGCTCTATAGCCTTCGCTCCAGACTTCCCAGGTCACAGTGTGCGTCGGGTGCTGCTCGTCAATGATCTCCAGGCGCTCCACGAAGCGCAGATTGTTTGTCGGGGTCATGTGTTTCGCTCCTTCAGCGCCTGCTCGATGGCGCGGGCGATTTCCCTCAGAGCGTCGGAGTCGTCACAGATCAGTAGCAGTTGCTCTTGGCGGGCAAGCTCGGCTAGTTCCTCCTCCGTCAGCGACACCCACTCGCGGCGGGGTGGGTGGGCGTAGAGGGGCATGCCAGCAACGCCGTCTCGCATCTGCTTGATGTAGCGGAACTCGGGATGTCGCCCAGTCGGCCAGATATAGCCAAACGGCTCCTGCTCCGGCTCCTGCTGCGCCAGCGCGGCGCGGAGGGCTTCCTCAAGATGAAGCACCGGCACATGCGCGAGAGTCACGGCCTCTCTCGTCGCTTTGTTCACCTTGTTGCCGAACGGCGGCACGGCCATCCATTGGCGCTTGAACTCTTGAACATGCGCCAGCGCCTGCTGGGCGGCGGCTCTCAGATCATTCATTCCCCCGCCTCCTTCAAATAACCCGTCAACCGCTTGATCTTGCTCTCGTAGTACCGGCATAAGCCATCGGCATATTCCCTACTCGACTGCGCCGACAGCAGCCCGCGCTTGGCGTCCTCCAGCTCGCGGGCGGCGAGGACCAGGGCGGCGGGTGGCGAGAGCCAACGCTTCAAGGTTTCGATCACTTCGTCACCTCCTTCAGCAGTTCCATCCGCTCGCGCGCAGCGCGCAGGGCGCAATACCGCTGGTGCAGCCGCTCCACGAACGTCACGCGGCGCGGGCCGAATAGTTCGGCGTCGAGCATCGCCTTGACCTCATCCTCACTCAGCCGATGCAGCACGGCGTTGAGCGCGCGCCAGTTTGTTTGCCTTGTCACGGTCAATCCTTTCTTGCAATGTGTCCACAGCCCTCACCGCACGCGCCAGCGCCTTGTGCGCCGACCCATACGCCCGCTTGCACAGCCGCAACTCGGCTCGGGCCACCTTCAACTTGTCCTGTAGCGTGTTCATTTCAGCGCCTCCAGCGCAAGTGATGCAAGACTACGCTTGTCTTGCAGAGATGTCAAAATCTTTTTGTCAATGGTGTTGTCGGTCAGCAGCACATAGTTCCACACCTCTCGCGCCTGGCCGCTGCGGTGCAGCCGGCCGATGGCCTGCTCGTACAACTCCAGCGACCACGGCAGCGACAGCCACACCATGTGGTGCCCGCCGTGCTGCAGGTTCAGGCCGTGGCCGGCGCTGGCCGGGTGCGCCAGCAGCACCTCGACCTTGCCGGCGTTCCATGCATCGATGGCCCCGGCCGTCTTGACCTCAACGGCCTGCGGCAAGCGGCGCAGCAACTCGTCGCGCTGCGCAACGTACTGATACCAGACGATGGTCGGCGCGCGCTGGTTCTCGGCCAGCAAGTCTTCCAGCGCGTCGTACTTGTGCGATGACAGCAAACGCGCTTGGTCGCCGGTGTAGAGGAACCCAGCGGCAAGCTGCTGGAGCTTCTGCGTCACGACCGCCGCGCTCTCGGCCACCGCCGTCTCGTCGGGAAACTGCAGCACGAAGTTCTTGCGCATCTCCTCGTACTCGCGCATCTCCATCGTGAGCGGCACCTCGACCGTGTGCAGCGGCGGGAGCTTGTCCTTGTACTCGCCAGGCTCCAACAGGAACGTCCACGGCTTGACGCGCTTCATCACGCGCTCCAGCGACCCCGGCATGGCCTCCCACTCGGTGTGCGTGCCCCGCACACGCTGGAAGAAATACTGCTGCTGGAACGCGCCCTTGCTGCGGCCGAGCATGGTCTGGTCAACTATCTTGCACTGGCCGAAGACATCCTCCAGGCCGTTGCTGGTGAACGAGCCGGTCAGGCCCCAGCGCACCTCCATGTCCTTGATGACCTTCTCCAGCGCCTTGAACCGCTTGCCGCTGGGGTTCTTCAGCCGCGTGAGTTCGTCAAACACGACGCCGTTGAACTCGCTCAGGTCGAGGTCGGCGGCCCACTGCAGGTTGTCGTAGTTCAGCACCACCGCGTCGGCGTCGCGGGCGTACAACGCCGCGATGCGCTGCGTGGGCGAGCCCACGGCCACGCGCACCTTGAGGTCGGGCGTCCACTTCGCGGCCTCGACTGGCCACACATGCTCGGCCACGCGCAGCGGCGCGAGCACCAGCCAGCGCGTGCTCTCGTTTTGCACCATGTCGCGCATGGCCGTGAGCGTGATTGCGGTCTTGCCCGCGCCGACCGGCGCCAGCACCAGCGCGCGGTCGTGCTCGTAGAGGAAGTCAGCGGCTTGGTTCTGGTACTCGCGCAATGAAAGCATCAACGTCCTCCTTAGACCACACGATTTCGTAGTCGCACCCCAGCCCCTTGATCTCGTCGAGGAAGACGCGCTGCAGCGGCGACAGCCGCCCGCCCATCTGCTTGACCTCAACGAACCAGATGCGCCCGCCTGGCAGCACGACGATGCGGTCGCTCACGCCCCGGTGGGCGGGGCTCACGAACTTGTACGCCCGCCCGCCAGCGTCCTTGACGCGGCGAACGAGATAGGCTTCTATGTCTTTTTCCAGCATGGCCCCATCGTAACACGAAAAAACTTCTTGACAAGCCCCAGCGTAGGGCTATGATCGGGGCTCCATCAACTGAACTGGAGTCTTCTGAAATGCAGACCATCAGCATCCATCACGTCAAGAGCGTGGTCATCACGGAGCCCGCGACCAAGGGGCCGCCCGAGTGCCGCTACAACCACCAGCAGATCAAGCTGGTGTTGGAGAGCGGCGACATCATCGAGATCGACCTCTACGCCGACAAGCTGGAGAACCTCAATGGCTGAACATTCCAAGATCGTCGGCGGCTCGACCGCCGACCGCGTGATCGCCTGTCCCGGCAGCGTGGAACTGGTGCAGCGCATGCCGCCGCAGGTCGAGAACAAGTACATGGCCCAGGGCACCATGCTGCACGGCTGCATGGAAGACCTGCTGGCCGAGAACGGCGACATGGGCGACATCATCGCCAAGCACAATCTCGACGACGACCAGGCCGACAAGCTGCAGTTCTGCCTTGGCGCGCTGGACGAGATCGACCCCGACCAGAAGATGACCTTCGTGCAGGAGGCGCAGGTCGGCTTTGCTGGCGTGCCGGAACTCGACGGCGTGTTCGGTCACGCCGACCTGATCGGCCGGCTGGGCGGGCGCGTCGTCGTGCTGGACTGGAAGTTCGGTGACGGCGTGATGGTCGAGGCCGAGGAGTCCGCGCAGGGCCTGTTCTACGCTGCTGCGGCCAAGCGCACGCTTGCGTGGGCCTTTGACGGTGCGGCCGAGGTCGAGATCGTCATCGTGCAGCCGCCGCACGTCCGGCGCTGGGTCACCACGGTGTCGCGCGTGGAAGAGTTTGAACGGCAGTTGATCGCCGCGGTCAAGACGGCCAGCCGCCCCGACGCGCCGCTGGCGATGGGCGACCATTGCCGCTGGTGCCAGGCCAAGCCGATATGCCCGCAGTACAACGGGGCTGTGGCCCGCGCCACGCACCGGGCGCTGGACACGCTCAACCCCGAGGAACTGGGCCAGGCGCTGGCGCTGGCCGAGAAGCTGGAAGACTTCATCGCAGAGGCGCGGGCGCTCGCGCAGCAGCGGCTTGAGAAAAGTCTGCCCGTGCCGGGGTATAAACTGGTAGCCAAGCAAGCGCGCCGGAAGTGGGTCAAGCCCGACGACGCGGCGGCGTGGCTCAAGCAGCAGGGTGTCGAGCCCTACACGCAGGAGATCCTCTCGCCGGCTCAGGCCGAGACGGCGTTGAAAAAGAGCAAGCTGGCATTGCCCGACGGTCTCGTCGTCGCAGTGTCGAGCGGCAACACCATCGCGCAGGAGTCCGACAAGCGGCCGGCCGTGGTGCTCATCGGGCAGCAACTCGTTGCAGCCCTTTCCAAACTGTCCTGAAAGGTTCAATCGTGTCCAATCTGGTCGCATTCAAGTCCGCTGGCCTTCCGGCCGTCACGTCTCTCGCCACCGCGCTGCGCTCCGTCGCCCCCGACATCGCGGGCGGCGGCACCGTCATCCTCAAGATGGACCGCACGGGCCATTGGGTGTTCGGCGCGGATCAAGACGAGGTGGAGGACGGCAGCAAGTGGGCCGTCAATCCGTTCTCGTTCGTCCACGGGTTCATCGCGTGGGGTGAGGGCGAGGTGCTGGGCGAGAAGATGGTGCCCGTCACCCAGCCGCTGCCCGACATGGAGGCCGCGCCCCCCGGCGCGAAGAAGGGCTGGGAGCCGCAGGTCGGCTTCAGCCTCAAGTGCGTCAGCGGCGAGGACGCTGGCATGGACGCCCGCTACACCGTCACCAGCGTGGGCGGGCGGCGTGCGGTGCAGGCGCTGGCGGTGGAGATCGCCACGCAGGTCGATAAGGACCAGAGCAAGCCCGTGCCCGTGGTGACGCTCGGCAAGGATCACTACCAGCACAAGTCCTATGGCCGCATCTACACCCCTGTGTTTGACGTGGTGGAGTGGGTCGGCATGGAAGGCCCCGAGGCGCCTGAGCCCGCGGAGGCCGCGCAGCCCGAGCCCACGGGCCGCCGCCGTCGCGCGGCCTGATCGTCAACTTGCATGGGATGGGGGCTTCGGCCCCCATTTTTGACTGTGACGATACTTTGGCTCGACTTCGAGACGCGCTCCCGCGTAGACCTCACGGTCGCGGGGGCGTACAACTACGCGCAGGACATGAGCACCGAGGTGCTGTGCATGTCTTACGCCTTTGACGACGAAGAGGTCGTGACGTGGACGCCCGCCCAACCGTTTCCCGAGCGCGTGCGGCAGCACACCGGCCAGATTCGCGCCCACAACGCCGCGTTTGAGCGGTTGATCTTCTGGTATGTGCTGCAGATCAACTTCGATCTGGAGCAGTTCTATTGCACCGCGGCGCAGGCTCGCGCGAACTGCGCGCCTGGCAGCCTAGAGGACGTGGGCCGGTTCGCTGGCGCGGGGATGCGCAAGGATCACCGCGGCGCGCAACTGATCCGGCTGCTGTCCATCCCGCAGGCCGATGGCACCTTCCGCGAGGACGCGGCGCTGATGGCCGAGATGGCGGCCTACTGCGAGCAGGACGTGCGGGCCATGCGGGCGTTCAGTCAGGCCATGCGCGACCTGTCAGCCGACGAGCTGGCCGACTACCACGCCAACGAGCGTGTGAACGACCGCGGCGTGCTGGTGGACGTGGCGCTATGCAAGGCTGCGCAGCAATATGCCGTCGAGGAACTGGACGCCATCCAAGCCGAGGTGCGCGAGATCACCGAGGGCGCTATCACCAGCGTGCGCAGCCCGCGCATGCGCGAGTGGGTCTGGGAGCGCGTCGGCCCCGAGGCGCGGCGCCTGATGACGGTTCACAAAGACGGCGAAGAAAAGCAGTCCATCGACAAATCCGTCCGTGCCGCGCTGCTGCTTCTAGCCGAGGAAAACCCCGACGAGGTGCCGGCGCACGTCGCTGACGTGATCCAGTGCGCCGATGACCTGTGGGCCAGCAGCGTGGCGAAGTTCAAGCGGCTGGAGGAACTGGCCGACGTGGAAGACCACCGGGTGCGCGGCGCGTTCGTCTTCGCGGGCGGCGCGGCCACCGGGCGGGCGTCCAGCTACGGGGCGCAAGTCCACAACTTCACCCGCAAGACCGCCAAAGACCCGCAGGCCGTGCGCCACGCGATGGTGCGCGGCCACCAGATCGTGCCGCAGTTCGGCAAGCGGGTAACCGACGTGCTGCGCGGCATGCTGCGGCCGTCGCTGATCCCGGCGCCTGGTCACTCGTTCGTCGTGGCTGACTGGTCGGCCATCGAGGGCCGGGTCAACCCGTGGCTGGCGAAGTCGCCCGCGGGCGAGGCCAAACTGGACGCCTTCCGGCAGCGCCTGGACGCCTACATCGTCAACGCTGCTGCGACCTTTGGCCGCCCCTACGCCGACATCCTGGCCGGCTACGAGGACGAGGAGCCCGAGGCGACGGCGCAGCGCCAGCTTGGCAAGGTGCAGGAATTGGCCTGCGGCTTCGCGGGGAGCGTCGGCGCGTTCAACGCGATGGGCCGCGCCTACGGGGTCGTGCTGCCCGAGGCCGAGAGCCGGCGCATGGTCAACGCTTGGCGCCGCGCGAACCCGTGGGCGCCGGCGTTCTGGTCGGACCTTGAGCGGGCCTACATGGCCGCGATGCGCAGGCGCGGGCAGGAGTTCACCGCGGGCCGGATAACCTACCTGTTTGACGGGGTTCACCTCTGGTATGCGCTGCCGTCCGGGCGTATCCTCTGCTACCCCTATGCGCGCCTGGACTCTGACGGTATCAGCTACGCCAAGGCCGCCTGGAAGCCTGCGGCCGACGCCAAGGAGTGGCCCCGAGCCCGCCTGTGGCCGGGGCTGGCGTGCGAGAACGTCACGCAGGCCACCGCGCACGATCTGCTGCGCGGCGCGCTGCGGGCTCTGCCCGAGGCCGTCCTGCATGTGCATGACGAAGTGGTCTGCGAGACGACCGACCCTGAGGGCACGACTGAACTGATGCGGCGCGTGATGACGACGCCGCCTGAGTGGGCGGCAGGTCTGCCGCTGGACATTGGCATCAAAACGATGGAGAGATACGGGAAATGACAACGACAGCAGAGTTCATCGAGTGGCTGGCCGCGCTGGCCCCCGAGGGCGAGACGGCCTTGATCGTGCGGCAGACCCCCCGGCGCGGGGAGGGCGGCGAGGTGCTGCTGCACCCCGATGGGGCCGTGAAGGCGACCTGGCCCGCGTTCCTGCCCACGCGGCGCGTGAAGGCCGACGAGGCGTGGTTTGGCAATACGGCCAGCTTTGTGATCGACCGCTTCATCGAGGGCAAGCCGAGCGCCAGCGCGGCGAACTGCGAGTATGTGCTGGCGATGATGCTGGACGACATCGGCACGAAGTCCAAAGAGCCGCCGCTGGCCCCGACATGGATCATGGAGACGAGCCCCGGCAACTATCAGTGGGGCTACGCCTTTGGCGAGCAGCCGACGAAGGCTGAGTATGCCGCCGCCATCGAGGCGATTGCCGAGGCGGGCTACACCGACCCCGGCGCGTGCAACCCCGTGCGCAACTTCCGGCTGCCCGGGTCGGTCAACCTCAAGCCCAACGCGGGCGCGTTCGCCGCGCGCCTGGTGGAATTCGACCGCAAGCGGGAATACTCGCTCGCGGAAATATGCGCTGCGATGAACGTTACGCCCAAGCCCGTGTCCAGCAGCGGGCCGAAGCCCGTGCGCCTGGCCGACGATGGGGCCGACGATGTGGCCGCCTGGCTGTCGAGCCGCGGGCTGGTGCTGTCGCGCCCGAATCCGCAGGGCTGGATGGGGGTTGTGTGCCCGAACGCCGCCTCGCACACCGACGGCAACCCCGAGGGCCGCTATCTGCCTTCCGGCCGGTCGTTTTGCTGCCTGCACAGCCACTGCGTCGATCTGGACTCGTCGTGGTTCCTCGAGTGGGTGGCCGAGCAGGGCGGGCCGAAGCACACGCCTGGCCTGCGCGACGAACTGCTGCAGACCGCCATGCTGCAGACCATCGGCCGCCTGACGCCGCCGCCTGAGATGGCCGCCGAGGCCGCGCAGGCTCTGGCCGAGGTCGAGCGCCGCGAGGTCGGACGGGTCGAGAAGGCCGGCTGGTGGGACCGCTTCGCCTACCTGGTGGCCGATGACGCTTACTTTGATCTTGAGGAGCGCCGGCAACTGTCGCGCGGCAACTTCAACGCGATCTTTCGGCACATTAGCTGCCGGTCAATCCACGGCAAGAACCCGAAGATCGAGGCGTCAGTCTGCTACGACGAACACCGGCAGGCCAAGGGCGGCCGGGTGCTGCAGGGGGTCACCTACGCGGCCGGGGAGTCGGTTCTCGTCTCGCGCTCCGGGGATGTCTACGGCAACCGCTGGCGCGACGCGCGGCCCGTGGCCGCCCCGGCGCCGGATGCTGACGTGGGGCGCTGGCTGGCGCACGCCGAGGCGCTGATACCCGATGCGGCCGAGCGGGCGCATGTCCTGGATGTCATGGCCTACAAGCTCCAGAACTCCCGCATCAAAGTGAACCACGGCATCCTGCACGGGGGCACGCCTGGCGCGGGTAAGGATACCCTGTGGGCGCCGTTCTTCTGGGCCGTGGGGAAGTCCAACGTCTCGCTCGTTCGGAACGAGGAGATCACCAGCCAGTGGGGCTACGCTTACGAGTCGGAAGTCCTTGTCCTGAACGAACTGCGCCAGACCGAGGCGCGGGATCGTCGGGCGCTCGAAAACACGCTCAAACCGATTTTGGCCGCCCCGCCAGAGACGATTCCGATTCAGAGGAAGGGCCTGCATCCCTACGATGCCCTGAACCGGCTGCTGGTGGTCGCCTTCACGAACGAGCGCGCGGCAATTAGCCTGCCCTCGGATGATCGCCGATGGTTCGTCACCTGGTCCGGTGGCGAGCCGATGGCGAAGGACGCCGCCGCCGCCCTATGGGCCTGGTACGCGGCCGGCGGGTATGAGGCCATCGCCGGCTGGCTGCTGGCGCGGGATGTTTCGGCGTTCCAACCTGGCGCGGCGCCGATGATGACGGAAGCTAAGGCCATCATGCTGCAGGCGGGCTTGTCGGGCTCCGAGGCGTGGATTGTCGAGCAGGCCACCTACCGCCTCGGCCCGTTCGCGCGGGGCGTGGTGGGCGGCCCGTGGCAGGGCCTTTGCGATACGCTCCAAGCCCTGGCCCCCGGGCATCTCAAGATCGTCGTGCCTGCGCTCTTCCACGGGCTCAGGGAGGCCGGCTGGCACGATATGGGCCGGGTTTACAGCGTGGATCACCCGACGAAGCGCCACGCCTACCGCGCGCCCGACTGGACGGGCTCTAAGAGCGACGCGCGCCGGCTGCTAGAGCTTCCTTCGCCCAGTAGCGCGGAGATTATTGCGCGCGTCAAGGGCTAGGGGCCAAAAAGAAGGCCCGCCGGCTTGTGGCTGGCGGGCCTAAGCCGCGCAGGGCGCGGCGTTGGAGGAGATGACAACGCGGGGATTATAAGTCGAGTGCGATGAGGATGCAAGCGGCGACAAGGGCCGCGAGAAGTGCCCAGATCATAGGCTGCCCCACTGGTCGGCCATAGCGGCGGCGATGCCGCTGTAGGTTTCGCTGCGCAGCTTCCACCTGTCGGGGCTGGGGCTCAAGCGGTTCTGACCGCTGTCAGTCTGATTCCCCCATCGCTGGCGCCCGTTGACGATGCGCGGCGGCACCAGTTGCGTCGGGCGCAGGGGCGGGAGCCCCTTCAGCCATAGGCAGGTTTTCTTGCTGGCGTCATGCCCGAACTGATGTGGGCTGATTATCTGGTCGGGCTTGCGGATGCGCGACGAGATGATGCTCACGGGATTTTCCAGCGCGATGCGCGGGATCGGCGCGGCCAGCAGCAGGCGCACAAAATCCAGCGCATCCTCAGTCAGTTGCGGATCGCGCAACCCGCGCCGGGTCCAGTGCATGCCGCTCACGCTGAGATACTTGCACGGCGGGTGCGCGATCATCAAATCCCATCCCATCTCAAGCACGTCCCGCACGTCCCCCTGATAGTGCGGCCCCGGCGCGTCGGTCGGGAGCAAGTCGCACGATAGGGCATCGTGCCCCTGTGCGATGAAGGCATCCCGCACGGCGCCGCTGTACTCGCAGGCGATTAGTACCCTCATGCGCGCCACCATGCCGGGGCCGCGCGGCCGGGGCCAAAGGCGCGGGTGGTATCCGAAGGCACGTCCAAGCCCTCAAGATGCGCCAGCAGCTCGGGCAGGGTTTCAAATTCGACAGTCTCGCCCGAGCACTGCATATCGTCGTCGTGCGGGTGAAGCGTGAAGCGCGCGCCGTCGCCCTCGCGCTGCGCGGGGTCGGCATGGTCAACCCAAAGCGATAGCCCGTCGCGCGTCAGACGCGGACAGACATCGTGCCGGTACACGTCATCAGTGCCGAACCCGTGCGCGAGGATGTCGTCTGGAACGTCGATTGTCGGGAAGTCAGAATGCTGCATGTCAGGCTCCAAGATGGTAGAAAAGCACGAGCGCCAGCGCCGTGCCGATGGCGCATGCGAGGGCCACGTCGGGCCATGTGGTGCGGGGGCGGCTCATTCGTCCACCTCCACGCTATCGACGCCCGTATAGAAGGGCGCGGGGCGGTCGGGCAGGGGCGCGTACAGCGCGAGGTGGTCGACGTGTGACGGATACGCGGGCAGCTTGCGCTGCTGGCTGTTGAGCTCGAAATACTGGCGCACATAGTCGGCTGTTGACATGGCCGGGTCCCATTTCGGGAATAGGCGTTTCTCACTGCGCGCCCAGCGCGTGCGCAGGGGCTTGAGCGCTGCTAGCTGCAGCGGCACGCTAGAGCCTGGCGCGAGGGTATATCGGGCGCGGGTTCCGTCGGGGTAGCGGGTTTCGATTGTGTGCATGGCTCAGGCTCCCTTGAGCATGCGGGCGCATGCTGCATCGTAGATTTCGCGGGCGTTTTCGCTCAGGGTTTCGACGCTCAGGGACGGGCGCGGGCGGAAGCTGCGCGCGAGCTTGCACAAGCGCGCATACTCTCGGGACCATTGACCCCCGTGGCAATGGCTCAGGGCCAGATAGTAGGCCTCAGCGATGTCGAATCGGTCGAAGTAAGGCATGGCTGTCATCTCCTATTGAACAACGACAAGGGCACCGCGGCCGCCGCTACGCTGGGCGCCGCACCAGCCGGCGCCGATGCTGGCGACGCGGCCGTCGGTGATGCGCGCCTCGATGTACTGGATTTTGCAGGTGTATCGGTACGAGTTCGGCACGAACCCGGCCGCAGCGTAGACCCTCACGCGGTTTTGAGCGCGCGCGGCCTCGCGGAGGGCGATGCGCACGCGGGACCAGTCGCACGCGCGCTTTGTGGCGAGCGTTTCGGCGGGCAGGGAGGCGCGCAGCGCGCGCAATTGGGGGCGAAGGTGGAAAAGCATTGTCATCCTCTCAGTAAGGCGCCGGCTCGGCCGGCAGGGGTGGACGTGGCGCGCGCACGGGGCGCGCGAGTGGGGGAAGGCAGGGGTAGTGCAAGGGCACGGGCGGGAAGGGCCACACGGGGCCCTTATGGGGCTTAGTAGACACAGAGCCCCCGGGTGTAGTAGCTGTCGGCGCTGGCGCCGGCCGGCACGTCACCAGGGCGCAGGATGTAGAGCGCGGCGCCGCGCGGATCGGGCTGGATGTAGCTCCAGACGGGATCGGGCATGCGCGCGTTGCGCGCGCCGATGATGGCTTGCAAGCGCAGAAGCGCGCCCGTCTCCCGGTCGGACACGGGCCAGCGGCGCCCGCTATCCGCGCGCCAGTACGGGCGCCCGGTGGCATCGTCGCGCTCGATGCATCCGCCATCGATGCCGCATTCCAGCTCGTGCCAACGGCGCAAGGTGAGGCTGATGCGCCGCAGGCGCTCGGATTCGTCGGGCGTGAATCCGAGGGTGCAAAGGGCGTTTTCCTGCGCCGTGAGGCGCGCGGCTTCTTTCTTAGTGGGCATGGCGTAATCTCCGGGTTAGGCTTCGAGGGTGACGGTAAACGCGAGGCGATCGCTAATGCGACCGTCTCGGTTCAGGTCGTCAATGAAAACCGAGAAGGCTTGCCTCATGGCAGGCTTATCGGTGCGGTACGCCGGCACGGCTGCGCAGCGGGCACGCCAGAAGGCGCGGAAGGCGCGGCGCACGTCACGGGCGCGGGTAATCTGAATCATGGTCGTAATCTCCAAGGGGTTAGGCCAAATCGGTGCGCACGTGCATAGCGTCGCCGTGCGCGTCATCGTCCCATTCGGTGATAAAGGCGCAGGTGGCGCCGCTGCGGGAATCGTAGCGATCGCATCCGACCGAACGGAACCCGAGGCCGGATTCCCGGTTGATCCGAATGAGGGCGCCGCGCGGCGATGACGCGCGCACCTTGTGCCGCGTCACCCATGAGTAGTTAGCCTCGCCGCCGAAAGTGTCGGTAATCTCAACGAAATAGTGGGTCATGGTTCTCTCTCCATGTAGTGTGGGCTTGGCGCTGGTGCACCCCATAGGCGCCCGCACGGGGCGCCTAGGCGGGTGGATCAGGCTTGGCGAACGGTTTCGATCCAGCGCAACACGTCGGCCGTAGCGATCCAATCCTTTCGTGCGCCGTCCACGTCCAAGCCTTGAAACTTGGTCGATAGCAAGTGTTGACGCAACCATTCGATTTCATGCGCGATAGTCTCAAGGCGCGAGGCGCGATCGGCGCAGATGCTTTCGAGGGTCTTGATGTAGTTCATGCTGTCAGTCTCCAATGATGCGCGCCCGTGGGCGCGCGGGCTGAGGGTTAGCGGGTGACGTACCGGCCGGCGTCATATTCGGCGAGCACGGCCGGGCCGATGGTGTTCGGCGTGGCATCGAACCCGAACACCGTAACGGTGCCGCTGATACCGCGCGCGGCGTCAACGAACGTCGCGGGCACGTCGGCCATGACGTCATCGGTGGGCGCGAACGTGATCTCAAGGACTTGAGCGGCGCCGTAGTCGCGGCCGGTACGATAGGTTACGGTGTTCATATCGTTGCGAGAGTAAAGAGTTAAGGGGAGCCCGGACTGTAAAGCATTGTCGGTACCCGAGTGAAGTGTAAGGGCTTAGCCCGGTTTTCTAGCACCTACGCTAGACGCGCAGCTAGGTGCCGCCCGTGTCGCGGCCGACCGAGGGGGTTAGGTACTTTAGGTAGTCTATCTATCACCCTTTGACTGATAGATAAATATAAGTAGGGGCTTATATAAGCAAATAGGGGTAGAGCGATTTTGTTTCGATAGCCTAAGCGCCTATATGACCTATCAGCCCCGAGCCCCCCACACCCGCGCCAGGTGCCCCCAGTATGCGGGCTAGGCGTACCCGGCCCGATAGCCTAGAGCGCCTAGCCCCATGCTACCCGGCCTGCCGGCCCGGTATGCATAGCCTAGACAGCCTAGAGCGCCTAGATGGGGGCCACCGGCTGCCAGCCGGTAGCCTAGAGCGCCTAGGCTGCCTAGCAGCTGGCGGGGGGCCAGGGCTGCAGGCGGGCGCCCAGGCGGGGCCGGGGGGTGGGGGGCGGGGGGTACCCATCGACGCGGCTGGGGCAGGTGTCAAAAACGGAGGTGCCACAACCAAAAAATATTTTTTGCAAGTGCAAACGACATTCCATTGCCGTATACTCCGCGGCCATGTTCAAAAGCTTGCCGCTCACGACCCGAGATGTGCGCGCGACTGAGGCGGTGCTGAACCGCATCTACGACGCTGCGCGGCTAGGGCTCAAGGGGGACGCACTGGCGCTGGCAAGCGGGCTGCTGCCGGCCGAGTACCGGCGTTTGCGCGAACTGGACCCGATTGCCGACCTGGCCGAGCAGAAAGGGCGCGCGGACGGCGAGATGGCCCTGTCCAAGAAGTTGCACGAGGCGGCCGAGATGGGCGACGCCAAGGCGGCGCTGGAAATCCTCAAGCACGCCCACGGTTGGGTGGCCAAGCAGCAGGTGCAGATCGACGTGGCGCAGCAGATCAGCATCACGGCGGCGCTGGAGGCGGCGCAACGGCGCGTGAGTGAAGTGATAGAACTGGAGACGCAGGATGCAAGAGCCACGCTTCTCAGCAGCCCAAGAGCAGAGCCTGATGGCCAAGCTCTGGTCGCCCGAGATAGCCAACGATCCTGAGAAGTTCGTCCTGTTCGTCTTCCCTTGGGGGGAAGCCGGCACGCCGCTGGCCAAGTACAAAGGCCCGCGCGCCTGGCAGCGCAAGGTGCTGCGCGACATCCGCGACCACATCGCGCGCAACGACTACGCGGCTGCGTATGAGGTGCTGCGCATGGCCATCGCCTCGGGCCGGGGCATCGGCAAGTCGGCGCTGGTGTCGTGGCTGGTGCTGTGGATGCTCACCACGCGAATAGGCGCGAGTGTGCTAATCAGCGCCAACAGCGAGGCGCAGCTACGCTCGATCACTTGGGCCGAAATCACCAAGTGGCTGGCGATGCTCATCAGCAGCCACTGGTGGGAGATAAGCGCCACGCGGATCACCCCGGCCAAGTGGTTGAGCGAAATCGTGGAGCGCGATCTGCGCAAGGGCACGCGGTACTGGGGCGCGGAGGGGCGGCTGTGGTCGGAAGAGAACCCGGACGCCTACGCGGGCCTGCACAACGCAGACGGCGTGCTGCTGATCTTTGACGAGGCCAGCGGCATACCGGACGTGATATGGGACGTTAGCCAGGGCTTTTGGACGGAGAACACGCCCAACCGCTTCTGGCTGGCGTTCAGCAACCCGCGGCGGGCGCAGGGGTACTTCTACGAATGCTTCCACGCCAAGCGGGATTTCTGGACGACGCAGCAGATCGACTCGCGCACGGTGGAGGACACCGACAAGGCGGTCTACGAGCAGATCATCGCGGAGTACGGCGAGGACAGCCCGCAGGCCAGGATCGAGGTCTACGGGCAGTTTCCCACAACGGACGACGACCAGTTCATCCCCCAGAGCCTGGTGGCCGAGGCGATGGCCAGAGAGCCGTGGCGCGACCAGAGCGCGCCCATCGTCATCGGCGTGGACCCGGCGCGCTCGGGCGCGGACAGCACGGTCATAGCCGTGCGGCAGGGGCGCAATATCATCACTTTGAGGCGCTACCGGGGCGACGACACCATGACGGTCGTCGGGCACGTCATCCAGGCCATCGAGGAGTTCCGGCCGGCGCTGACGATGATCGACGAGGGTGGGCTGGGCTACGGCATCCTTGACCGTCTGACCGAACAGCGGTATAAGGTGCGCGGCGTGAACTTCGGCTGGAAGTCCACGAAG